ATTTACCGAAAGGATCCAGAGCAAATGTATCAACTTCGTCGACTACTGTACGTGTATTTCGATATAAGGTATTTCCGTTAACGCGGTAATCTATGCCATTCATGACGTGAGAACCCCGGTTAACCTGCCCTACGGTGCCGCTAGTGGCCAACTGATTAGTGCCAGGCGTCCCGAATAAGGTCTCTTGGCTTAATGCTGGTGCTTGCACGATATTGGGGTACCAGTTGATACACTCCTGAGCTGAGATAGGCAGGCTATCGCTTACATAAAATCCATTGGCTATGGGTAAAACGGCATCTACCATTAATTAACCCTCAGCACTGCTGTTGATACCAATACATCGGTAGTCGTGGAGATGTTAGAAACAAAAAGCTCAACAAAATCAGCAGGTGATAAGTTTTCTTGCCAGTTTATCGGTATGTTAGTGGGATTGCTGGCGCTAGTGGTGGCAATCTGTAAAGAATTGGCAATAACAGTTCCATTTATGGCAACTTGTACCCCTAAAGTCTGAGCGCCACCACTAGCCGGCTCAATAGTAACGCTGCCACTGATTGGCAACTTTGCATCTTTGCCGCCGTCATAGGTTAATCGGCCCGCTGTCGTCCCTGTCATCTGACTAGTAGTCTCTACTACCCAAGTACCTGCTACTAGTACACCAACACCCGCAGTTGCAATCACAGTATTCGTTGCGTTGCTTTGTAGGGATAGCAAACCATCAGGACGTGTATCGGCAATATCATCATTAAGCAAAAACTGCCATAGCGCATCATCGGTGGTAATCCCACTTAACGGTATGCCAGTTCCGGTTATTCTTGTATTAAGTATTGTACCCAGTCCCCCTGCATTAATATTTGCTGAGCCTGTGGCGCCTTTTAGCATGATGGAAGTTCCACCTAGCGCCACCTGAGATGAACCATACGAAAAGGTGTCAAAGGTAGCAGTACCTAAATCAAATAAAGATCCAGCAGCGATAATAGACAAATCTGTTTGTGCTAAAAATAATCCATGTGCACCAACAAATTGTACGCCATCAGTGACGATGCTTAAAAAGGCTACATCAGTAAATTGTGTGGCAAATAACCCATCTAAAACACCTATTTTGTCGCAAGAGTCGACCGTCATATTGACCAACTGGAAAACATGAGCGCCAGTTGTCGATTTAATATTTAGAAAGCTGCCGGTAGTACACGTTATTGATATCTGCGTTATTTTGTTACTTGCGTCAAGACTAGTGAACATATCGCCGGTACCGGTATACGTAAGCCTGACCTGCGAGGAATCAACGGCACGTACTAAAGTATCATTTTGCAATATAAACCGATTAGTGGTTGTTATATTCGCCACAATCAAATAATCCGTTGATGCGGCTAAAGTAATCACTCCTACTACTGGCGCTGGAAAATCCGATATCTGAGAAATAATAATCGTCGATCCGGCAGTCGGATCTGATGTTAATGAAATTTGTATCTGATTCAGAGATGCACCCACACTAATGCCCGTTCCGGCCACAAGGCTACGGAATACGGGTTGCGGTAATGTAGGATCTTGTGATAATGCCGCACCCGCACTATCAAATATAAAATTATGCTCTAAGGTTATGCCGTTTTCGGGGCTGACATTGGACTTAACACCGGGTCCGTTTTCTAGATTGCGAATATTGTTTACAGACGCTTGTTTGTCCAGAACCGGAGTGCCTGTGATGGCGCCAGCTTGGACTATCGTACCGGTAGCGCCCATCTCATCAATAAAATTCTGTTTGCCAATCTTTAAATTAACGCCTGGAGCAACGAAATCTAGCGTTGCATCTTCCGGTATCGTATCTACTTCTGGGAATCTACTTTTTCTGATTCCGCGCGCTCTTACTGTATCGTCATTATGAGGCATAATTATTCTTCCACTGTGTCAACTTCAAGACCAATAGCGCCGGAGATTTCGCCTAAAATTCGTGCTTCTAAATCGGGGAAAAAATGATTATCTGTAGTAAACCCTCGACCTTCGTTACCGGAGCCTATCGGTAGCGTACCAGGGTAAGCACTTGGAACGATGGTTTGGCCTAGCTTACGTATAGCCTTCATGCCCTCACTCGCTGCATTGGCCACACCAGGCGCTACCTGTGCGTTGAACTGCCCGGCCATCTCAATGGCCAGGTTGTAAATCAAACCTCTGAGAGCGCCAAGAGGGACAGTCACATTATCACCTAGATTGCTGACAATGGTATAACCAAGCTTTATGCCTTGAGCATCCCAAGCCAGAACCATGTTGTTCATAGCGAAGATAGTGTCCTGAAATTCATCAGGCTCTAGAGGCGCTTCAGAGTCTTGCACCAATATGTTTTGGAGTGCGGCTTTGGTGACTTGGGCGACTGTGGCCATGACTAAGCCTCTAACATCTTAATGGCTTTCAGTTTGACAGTATCGAGACCGCCGCGTAAATCTAATTTTTTGCCGGTACTTTGCTCAACAAGATAAGCAATTCGGTCTTTGTCTTCACATTGTGATATGTCTTGTAAAGCGGCACCATTATCAGTGATAAGTTTTTCAGCCTGCTGTAAGGCCTCAATGTTGCCCTTACGCTTCCAGCCTTTAGCTTCAGCCCATCCAATGATGTCACCTTCTGCTGTTGTTATTTCGGAACCGTTGGGCTTAATCCATGTAATCATAATTCACCTGTTAGATAAGAACTGGGGCCATTATAGCCCCATTCACAAGGTCTTGATTACTAGCCGTGGCCATGGCCGGCAAAGAACGGATTCAACACAGAGTAAGCAGGTCTGAAGTCAAACCGCACTAACTGCTTGTTGGTAATGAAGTTAGAATCTTTGGTGATTCTAATCTGCATACCGTCTTCAGTAGTGCCAACCGTATCAGTTGCAAACAGCTTCTTGATGGGGATTGAAGCAATAGAGAAAGCCTTTGGATGCCAGAACATATTAGGCTGAATCACAGTGCTTGCTGCGCCTAATACAGTAACCACATCGCCAGAGGTTAACGGACTGGATACAGTATTAAACTGACCATCAGTCTCGTTAATAGCCGGTCCGGTAACAACAATTGTTCCAGTGCCAGTACCACTAAGAATAACCGTAGCAGTAACCGTAGCGGTCCACTTAATCTGAGCGCCTGCATCATCAACAATGATCTTTCGAGTGCTCATATTCAGACGATTACGAGCGGCTGCACCAGTGATCTCAATAACGTCACCAGCCTGTATCACTAAATCGGCACCAAAATCAGCCAAAACCAGAGATTGCGTCATGCTGTCCTTAGCGGTCACGTAGGTTCCATCTGGAGTGGCGGATAAAGTACCAGCTCGGTCTGCTTCTGAGTCAGTAGTGTAAGTCGCCAAGGTATTTGCGGACATAACCTTCATGCCAGCAAAGTTATCAGTAACAACAGCACGAGCGTTTGCGCTAGTCACGATGCCATCACCAGCACCTAAAGAACGCTGATCACTGGCAAGTTTGGTCATGGTGAATGGATTGAATGCATAGTTCCACATGCGATCCATTGGCACACCGGCAGTATCCAATACGGCACCAGCACGGGCTACTTGATCCCAAGTGGTAACAGCAGTACCAGGAGTACCCGCTAGCAAACCAGCATTAACCATCATGAAGTTAGCAAAGTCGGTCTCCATATCAGTGACGATACGGGTTGCCATTGGCGCCAACAATTCGTCTAACTGGTCCATTTTCAGCGCTTCGTCTGCTTCATCGTAATCAACGTTAACGGTGAAATAATCTTGAACAACTGCGCTTGCTTTACCAGTAATAATGTCGGACTTAACCGCGCTGGTTATATCGCCAGTAGGGGTTCGGCTGGAGACATAATCAGTAGGACGCTTAACGTCTACTGTGTCGCCGGTTGAGGGGTTAAATCGACCTTGAAACAACTGGGTATCGACGTTTTTTGATAAAACGCGAGCCGATTCGAATTTCTCTAAAAATACCCGCATGAGCGGGCGTGTAAAGTTACTTGCGAAATCATTAGCCATGAGCTTTCAATCCTATTCATATGTAGCTCCTGATGGCCCTCGTTTACCCGGAGGTGCCCCGCCGCCTTGCAATAGCTCAGTCGGCTCAGGTGCTAGTGTTTGTTTACCGGTCGCTGTGGCTTTTGGCTTAATCTGAGACTCAATCATAACGGCGGCTTGCATCGGCGTTAAGGCACTTAAATTCAGCATTTCTTGCGGATTATCGGCTAAGTACTTGGCAATCAATGGACCCTGTTCATCGCCTAAAATATGCTGTTGTAGTTGCATATCTAGCCCAAACTGGTTAATTGTGTTGCCTGCCGCCTGCAAATCCTGCTTGCCTACGCCTAATGTTACTGCTCGATCCGTATAACTTTGTATCGATTCCGCTAAAACCTGCTGCTGCTGAATCTGCTTTTGCTGTAACACCGCTTGCTTTTGCTGTTGGTGTACTGCTTGAGCCGAATCAAAAGCTGCTTGCTCCCGAATGACCTTATCCCTGGCCGCTGTTTTCACCTCATAATCATCGTCATAACGGTCAATCACTGCCGGGTCTTCTGGTCGTGTTTGTTGAGGCTGGTTAGCTTTAAGCTCGTCAAGTTGCTTTTGTAAAGCCTCTTTTTCGCGCCGTTGCGTTCTAGCCTCCATCGCCTGTACATTAATAGCTCGTTGCTTAGCATCAATAGGCGCTGTTTTTTGTTCCTGGTTTTCTCCAGTATCCGTGGCTGTGTCGGATTGAAGCTCTTGATTAACTTCTGGTTGATCAATCACTTCGGTTTGCAGCTCATCGCTCATAGTTAGCCTCTTCAGGTATTTACACATCGCGATTCTGTCGCGTACAGTTTAAACAGCAAATGTTACTGCTATTTGATTGATCTTAAGCATATCATACTTCTTTATTGAAGTTTTACGGCTGTATTTCCTGCGAACCTGCTACTATCTCAGCCTGCTCAACAAAGTTACTTACCGAATGTGGGCCAACAATTTGATCCAAACCGGATGCCTCGCGTATAGTTTTCCAGGTTTGTGCCTGAGTATTCAAATTATCAACGGCCTGCTTCTGTGCCGCCATCTCCTGCTTCATCACAGCAAGCTGATTCATTAGCTCCTGCGTGCCTTGTCCTGCTTGAGCCTTGGCAAAATCTAATTGTTGCTGCTGCTCTTTGATATTTAATTCTTGAGCTTGAAGCTGAAGCTTGGCTCCTTCTTTCTTCTGCTCAAACTGATCTTTACTGGCTTGTAACTGTAGTTTCTGCCCTTCTAGCTGCACCTTGGCCATGTCAGCATCAGCCTTGGATTGTTCGGCCTGCGCTGCAACCATGAGAGGATCAGGTTGTGGCGGCTGCTGTTTTGCCAGTTCAGCCTGCTGCTTCTCCTCATCGTTCATCTGGTCAAACGGGATGACTCCGGATTTTAATAGGTTCTGACGCTTACGCTCTGCAATTAACTCAACACCAGGCGCCGCTATGTTGTTTAGGAATACATCACCACCCAATTGCATAACTTCAGGATCAATAGCTGCTATCTGGACTAATGCCGCTACCGTCTCTGCTTGGCGTGATTTAAAGCTTGGCCCGGCTATGCAAACAACATCGTAATCGCCTTGGTTTAAATCGTTGATGACCACTTTGTCTTGCGTGGCTGGATCAATGATAGGTTGACCGGTTTGAGGATTAATCAAAGGTTGGCCAGTCTGAGGGTTAATCAATGGCGTACCGGTGTCAGGCACAACCACCTCTTCGCCAATCGTCACTAAGCTCTCTTGTCCATCTTCAGCAATAATCCTAACCTG